AGTTTGTTGCCTCTGAGTCTTGGTCTTTCTTGATGCATTTATTGGTGTTTAGAGTTTCCAAATACTTTCTCAACCCCACGTGATCCAAAATATCCACCAATAACAATGGACAACAAACCAGTGATTGAGTCCAGAGGATAATTTAAAAACCATCCTATCACATAGCTGATTGTTAAAAATATCAATGTCAATGGTCTCACATTTGAGGAGAGAAAACCAGATCTTGAATCTGCAACCCACCTTCTGGTTGTTCCATCAATTTCAGCTCTCTCAATTTTTAGTTTTTCAAGAGCAATTTTTTTGTCTGAATCACTCATGTCACTTCCACCAATTATGGCTTGAATGACAGAACCAACAGGTGTGTCTCCTGCAATTGCCCCCACTACACTTGGGATTTTATTTAGTAAGAATTTTCCAACACTTGTTTGACTGAATTTTTTCTTTTCCATAAAATTGTGTTTCCTGTTGTCCCACTAATATGTCCAAGTGACATTGGGGGCTTTGTCTGGATCGTTGTCCACGTGTATAAATGTGGAAGCAATTCCAATTCTGTTGAACCCTGTTTCTCTAAGAGAGGCAAGTATATTGTGTCTTTCTTGTGATGTATTACACGCCAAGTCTGCCGCCCATCCATACATGTGTGAAGATCCTTTTGAGCCTGCTTTTTTATTTTTTCCACCCACTCTTGTGTTGTGATTTTCACACCTGTATCCGCTGTTGATTTTAAACGAAGTCCCCTTTGATATGGCTCTAGCATGGTCGAGCATTTCAAGAAACTGAGGCTGCATATTAACACCAGTACTTTCAGCCCTTTGACAATCTTCACAGGGGCAATCAAATTCTTTATATTCAAAATAATTCATCTTTTATTTATTGTGAGTGCCATCACAAAACCCATCTGGATTTGATGACTGTCCACATTGGCAAACTTTAGGATTTCTCATTTTTTCTTCTTTGCAATTTTCTTTTTAATTTCTTTTTTAAGCTCCTCAACATTATGCTCAATGACATCAGGGATCCCATCTTTGTCTTTGTCTTTGATATAGCCGAAATACATTAAAATTAAAACCACTATTCCAGCAGTAAAAATCAAGCTCATTAATATTATGAATGTTTGCATAGTCTATTTTTTGTTTTTATTGTCATGATCCATTGCTTCTTTTAACATGATTCTGTCAAACATGTCATCTTGATTTTTCAACATGTCTTTTTGTAGCTTGATGATCATGCTCTCATAATCATCCTTTGCTTTTGTTAAATGACTGATATACTCTTCTTTTTTTTCAAGTGATTGTTTTAAAGCATTTACATCATCAGGCTTTGCTCCCACAATTGTTGAAATCACAATTCCAGAAGATGCACTCAGAATTCCAATCAATGTCATCACAATTTCTTTGTTGCTGTCTAAGACTGGAAACTGTATCAATGTGATAATAATTCCAATGATGAAAAAAAATATCAATAATGCTCCGCTGTAATGCCTGATCTCTTTGGCAACCCCATTTCGTGGAAGTTTCATTTTCTAATTTTTTGAATTATTGATATTGTGGTATATATACAGGCAAGGGCTAAAGACAAAAATTTTAGCTCCTCATTTATACTAGTAAAATTGATGCCTAGAGCAAAAATATTTATAAATCCAATCTTCAAATCTTCCATTATTCAATAGGTAGTGTCAAACAATTAATCCATTCTTGGTTTTGTTCGTCCCATTGACATGCTACTTTATCTGATGGATGTGGTATGGGTGCTTCATATAAAAGTGTTTCCTCGTTTAGTAAATAACTTGGATATGGTTTTGGCATTATAAAAGCATCTCTTTCAGAATTGTAAGTATATCCAATACCTGCCATACAATTTCTAAAATTTCCATTGTAAGAAGTTTGCACCCAAGTTGCAGAGCCTAACAAACTATTTAAAAACTGTTTACCTTTTTGTTCGCTTTCTGTTCCATCTGCTTTTAGTATTACTTTGTTGTTTACCCTTACAACGTTAGTCACTATATTATTTGAATCTAATTTTGCAAAATGTGCCATATTTATGAAGTATAAGACCCCGAATCTGTATAAGTTAAAATTGTATCTGTTCCATCAGTTGTAACAGTTGGAGAGCCAGAAGTTGAAGCAGTTAAATAAGCAGCCGTAGGCATTCGTAAAATAATTACTCCACTTGCTCCAGCTCCTGTACTTCTAAATCCAGATGATTGGCTTGAACCATCACGACCGCCACCGCCACCGCCGCCACCTGTGTTAGGCGTACCATTAGTTTGCCCATTACCTCCACCATCTTGTCCAGTTGAGTGTTGACTACTCCATTGACCACCAGAGCCACCACCTGCTCTTCCAACGCTTGAGCCTGTTATTGATGAATGTAAACCAGCAAAACCATCTCTTCCAGTTTGTCCAGATGAACCATCACTTGCTCCACCACCAGAGCCAGAATATCTATAAGCACCAGAGCCACTTCCATCACTTCCATCTTTTCCTTGTAGTGCAATTCCAGAACCACCTTGACCAGTAGCAAAAACACCACCACCACCACAGCCACCATTATTTTTTGATATTGGAGAAGATGCAGCATAACCACCACAACCACCCCCACTACCATAAACTTGAAAACTAAAGCCCGATATATGAAAAGAAGTTTCACCTCCTTTAGTACCTTGAGCATTCATTGTGGCTGTGTCACCACTATTTGCTCCACCTGCTCCTCCTCCTCCTATTTGTATTATATAGTTTACGTTATCTCCTGCGGTCATATTTCTCGCAGTTAAAGAGCTTGAATTAGCTCCTGAAGTTTCGTTGTTAAAAGAGTTTCTGTATCCTCCTGCACCACCACCACCACCACCGCTATTACCACCGCCACCGCCACCGATAACAAGGTAATCAACCGAATAAGTTCCTGTAAATGGTATTACACCACCTGTCGTTAAAAATCGTCTTCCTAAACTCATAATTTATATTGTTGGGTCAGCCGCAAACGTTGCTACTGAATAGAAAAAAACTGGGTTTGCTGCTTGGTCATCTACACACTCAATTTGTAAAATGCTGGTTGCACTATTATCATAATCAATCCCTCCTATTTTATTAAATACCCCAGTTCCTGTACCTCCTGTCAATGTTACAGATTGGGCTTTTAATGGGAAAATAGTTATTACTTGACTTTTTTTATAGTTAGTTAAATTTATAGTATAAGCACCTGTTAAATCTCCACTTAATTTAAAATTTGAACCTGCTAAACAATCAAAAGCAACAGTTCCAGCTAGTGTTGATATTGCTACTTGTGCTGTATATCTTGCTTCTAATTTATCGTGTGTAACATTATCATTTAAAATCTTTGCTGTTATTACTGCATTTGATGCAATAGTCAAAGCACCGCTTCCAGTTACATCTCCTGTATGGGTTGCGTTTGTTACTTTGGCAGTGTTTGCTGTAATTGCTGAATTGATGGCATTTGCTAGTTTATCAGTTGTCACTGCATCATCTGCAATTTTTTGAGTGCTAATTCCCCCATCAGTCAACGAAACAGTCACAACCCCTGTTGCATTATCTCTTGCAATTGGTGCTGTTGCCACAATTGAATTTACATCAGAAGCATCATCTGTGTACAATTCAGCAGTCATGTTGTTCACTTTTTCAAATGCACTTCTTAATGGATCGCCAGTATTGTCATTCGCTGAAACTCCTATATTTATTATCTCTCTCGCCATTTCGTATGTTATTTTATTTTATTATTATTCTAATATTGTGTTTGATCTGCTTTGATTTCTGTTGTATCTGCTGACAACAATGTTGTGTCTGTTGTCAAAACTGAGCCATCTGCATCAAAAGGATAAATTGATCCCCATCCATTGGGAGCATTTACATCTCCCCACCAGCTAATTGCATAAATTGATCCGTATCCACTCATTACAAAACAAAATCAATAGTGAAAGACTCATGATCTGGTGAGACATCATCATTGGCGTTTGAATACCACTCAGGAAAGTTTGCAGAAGCATAAAAAGCCATGTGATCAAGAAACCTCTCTTTGTAACTTTCAGCCCTGTCTCTCTCAATTTGCACAAGCTCTTTGACCTCTTGTGATGTTGCCACTTTGCTATTCTTTGAAGTATGCACAAAAATTCCTTTATTTGAAACAGTGTAATTTCCCTCAAGCAAATACTCTGCAACTGTGAGGTGGATCAAGATGGGTTTGATGTAATTATTTAATAAATCCAGATGATTTGCTGGAATTGCTGTTCCATTATTAATCAAAGCAGTAATTGCATTCACATAATAATTATACAAATCAGTGCCAATTGTTTGTCTTAGATTTTGAGTCTGGCTCAAATGAAGTGCTGGTGTCAATCGATCTGCATCAATATTCCCATCAATTATTGGAGACCTTCTCACAATGTCCTCTTTACTACAAAATAAAACTTCAGCCATTTTCTGTTTTTAATATTTCCCTTTATCTTCTCTCATAATTGGAGCCTGTCCAACTTCAGAAGGTTGTTTTGGCAGCTTGAAACCCCTCCTGATTGCATCTTGTACACTTATTTTATCAGTTCCAACTAGTGCAGCTCCTCCCCATGCTTGACCTTCTTTGTTGAGCCTTTTCATGTAGACTCTTCTCTCCCATATATGGTGGCAGTAGGAACCGCCTTTCCACTTAAAAAGTGAGTATGCTTTCCCTTTATGCCCAAAGTCTTTGTTGGTTCCCTGAAAACTTAGGAAATCAATATCTTCTTTTCTGTACACAAGACCTTTGCCCATCATATTTTCACAAAACTCTCTGCTTTTGTTCCCTTTTTTATTTGCTGGAACTCCTCTGCCTCTCACATATTTATACCTTACTTTGAACATTTCAGAGTCAAGTGATGAATCAGTTTGTGGTTTGCTTAATTTTAAAGTATTTAAATACTGTTCAGGGTGAAAATCATCAGGCTCATCACTGGCATCTTCCACAGAGATCAGCTCATAACCATCCAAATTTTCTTCTTCTCCCACTTGATCCATAAGTTGAATCATCTCAACTCCCATTTCATCAGAGAGATGAGGGGAATCACTAGACATTTCAACATCTTTTTTTGTGGCTTTTATAGGAACACAATTGGGAACTTTTTTTCCATTTTTTGTTTTATATCCAACCATTTCATATCCTTCCCAACATGGTTTTTTTAGATCATGACTCTCACAAGGCATAAAATAAACTTCACCATCCATTTCCATTTCATGAAATCCTGAGCAGCCCATAATTTCAGCAACTGCCATTGCTTCTTCTTTTGTATAATATGCTTCTTTTCCATCTATATCAACAGCTAGTGAAAGCTTTTGACCAGTCTCTTCTTCTTTTTGTTCTTGAGTCACCAAAGTTTCATCTGTGAACTCAATTGGAGTCAATGTCTGCACATAGATTTTTAATGAAATTCCATTCACTGCAAGGATCTCCTCAATTGCATCAATGATGTCTGATTGATAGGGTTTAATGACTACATTTTCAAAGAGATTATGAGCATTGAGAATTTCTTCAGAATTTGATCCTAATCCACCACTTCCATCTCTAATTCCAACCAACAAAGGACTGGTGATTCTGTTTGCTAAAAGCAGTTTTTTTGTACACTCTTCACTGATGTATTCATAAACATCAGCAGCATCAGACACACTAATATCTTCAATGGTTGTTTTATTGTCAGGGGAATCACTAAATGACACAATGATCTTCTCTCCATTTGCTCCTGAGAGCTTGTTCAGGATCTCCTGTTTGATTGCATGTTGTTTTTCCTGTGTAGGTACTCCATTCGTAAAACTAACGAGCTTAGTGCCTGAAAATGAGTTTGAAACCTCATTCACCAAATACGCAGAAATGTCGCACTCAAGGTTTGAATAATTTAACGCAGAAACCCAATCAGGGGGGGAGTAGTAATGCATTGAAGGAATAAACCTTCTGATAATATATATCTCATTTGCAGCTCCAGATCCAAAGACTGGTATCCTTGTTAATTTGTCACCTTCTTTGTGTTCACTCCATTTTGGTGAATAATAATATGCATTAATTTTGCCTTTGTCATCACATTTTTCAGCTCTCAAAGTCTCTCTGTTAAAATGAGAAACTTGCACCACTTTTTTGCCACTATAAGTCACTTGAAATGCAGCCTCTCCCAGAAGCTTGTAATCCATGCAAATTCTTTTTAAATCTTTTGCTTTAAATAGATTTTTAAAAGCAGCAAATTCATCTGGCTTTCTGTTAGCATCAAGTGCTGAGAAGCCCTTCCCCATTATTTGACCTACAACTCCAGTGACTATGCTGTTTGTGGTGGGAGAGTTTAAAAAAGCATTGATTAACTCTGTATAAAAATCATTATGATCCCCATACCCAACATAGTCAGAATGAGGATCTTCATAGATCTCAGGTGTCTGATAAGCTGCTAAATTTAAAACATGGAAATCACTATTCATAAACTAGAAAATCATTTGAGGCACTTGTATTTGTGATAAATTTGCCTGTGTTGGGTGAATATGTGCTGACTGATTGATTTGTTCCAAATATTTTATCTCTGTATAAAACAGAGTTTGTTGCAGTATTTGAAACCTCTAGCAAATAAGTCTGATCTTTTGCTGTATCAAGTCCAAAATTTGCTGTGTAAGTATAATAATATTTTAAAGCTGTCAAGCTTGAAACTGTTGCAGAGTAAACTTGCTTATTTTCCTGCTCATTTTTAATCACTACTTTGAAAATTGCTGCCCCTGTTGGTGTGTAACTTCTGGGGATTATATTGATTGTGTGATTTGCTTGTGTTCTGTCTAATACAATCATCACAACATTTTAAAAGTCCCTTGAGACATGTTGAAAATCTTGTTTTTGTTTAGTGTTTTGAGTTGCTCCTCATCTAATATTTTAAAAACCTCTTTTTCAGAAATATTTTCAAAGTCAGTCTCTGAAACTAGTTTAAAAGTATATTGTGTTTTTTTGTCTTTCATGTGTTTGTTTTTATGGTTTTGTTAGGGCAGCATCATGATGATAACTACCCAGAACAAAACACAAATTTTAAGAGTTAGTTCCAGCAGTGATTGTCACTGTTGCACTACTCATCCCAGCAAATGGATTTGCTACTGTTGCACCATTCATCAGATCTGGAGGAGCTATTTCCTCAGAACCAAATTCAAGAACATACCCAGCCATGTCGGCACGAGCATCTCCAGATTGCATTGTGGCTGAAGTCAAGGAATTTCCATTCACTTTTCCTAAACACCACGCATTCCCATTCCTGTCGCTAACCACAATTTGTGGTCTACCGTAAGCCAAAAGTTTTAATTCAGCTCCGTCCTCTTTGCTCAATTTTGGAAGAGTCAAAGTGAGTGCAGTGCTGAAAAAAGTTGTTCCATTATCTTTTGAAGTGGTTGCAGTTGTTGTGAATGAATTTCCTGCACCATCCAAATCATATTTGAATGCTGTGAAACTCCCTGCCATATTTGAAATTGCATCTGATGCTTCTGTGATTATACCATATAATCCATAAGAGGTGATATACGCAGCAGCAATGCCCCCCTGAATATCTCGGCAATTAATTGCTCTCCCCCTCGTTACTAAACAAGCCATAATTTTTTGATTTTTAAATAGTTAGGGGAGTTGCCTCCCCACCCTATATGGTTAATAATTAAGAGTAAAAAACAACTTCAGATCCTATCCCTAACGTAACGCCAGCAGACCCACGCAATATCACTCTTGAGTTCTGTGAACCCCAGCTAGCTCCATCAATGACAGACGCATTATTCATGTCTGAGAATAAGGAAGTTCCAAAAATTAAATTGTCTTTAGTAGTGGCAACAATATCCGTTGAAGTCATACCGGGACAGTGAAGCAGCTTGATTCCATCAAAATAAAGCTCCTGTTGATTTCTGTACCAAGTCCCCATTTTGTCATCAACACCAGTTGTCACATTTGAAGAATTGGCTGCACCAAATCCGCCCAAACTTCTTATATAAGCCTGATAAACTGCCGTAGGTACATAAAGATATAAATCCTCCTTACCATAGACTGTCGTTGGGATTGCATCGACTACGCGCCCTAATTCTGTCGTTACTGTTGAAGCTGTTATTGCAGCTTTTGCCACATCAACAACATCTCCATTTGCAGCAGCTAAAACTTCAAATCCATTAAAGGGAATTGATGCAGATGCAGCAGTCCCCTGCCAGATTGCAGTTTCCATTGCAGCAGCAGTTTTTTCAACTACATGCTCAAGAATAAATTGTCCAAATGTTTGTGGCAAAGTTGAATTGATCCCCTTCATTTGCTCGCTTTCCCATCCATTTCTGAAATTTTTTGCACAAACTTCCATGTTCACTTGGATTTCTTTTGGCTCAAGAACAATTTCTGTTGTTGTCAAAGTTCCCGTTGCATCAAAATCACACGTTCCCGGTTTGATCAAATTAGCATCAGAACTTAAAACCTGAATAACTTCTTTGAATTTTATATTATCTCTGATATCAATTGCACCTGAATCAAGTGTTTTTCCACTCAACAAACTCGCAGACATGTAACCCTGTGCTGCCTTGCCTGAGAACGTAGTTGTGATATTGTGCGTACTTCCTAAGTCTACTTTCATTTTTCTTTTTTTAATTTTATTTATTTTTATTATGCTTCTGATGCCCAAACTCCATCACCACCTGTGATGTAGTATTCTGTTAATGCAACAGCCTTTAAAATAACAAAGTCACCTTTTGTTGCAGTTGCTTTTGTGTTGATCCAGTCTTTGTTCACTACTCCTCCAGAAGAGATAGCAGCTACTTTGCCATGAATTGCATCAGCAGCATTTGGAGAAATTGTGATGATGTTGTTTCCATCTGCTCCAGTGTTTCTGAATGTGAATTCCATTCCTATGTTCTCAGCACTAATTTTTGGAAGAGTGATCACTTTTGCATCTGTTGCAATGTTGAATTCACCTCCAGCTTGATTTGCAAAAACATCCTGAGTTTCTGTCAAAGTGATTTGCTTTGATCTAGCTCTTAGGACATCATTACTTGTATTAATTGTATTTGACATTTTTTGGTTTTTATTTGTTTATATATATCATCTCTCTAATTCTGTTGATTTTAGAATTAGTTTTTCTTGGTAAATTGCTTTGTGGCTCTGAAGCTGCTTCTGGGTTGTGTGCAATTGGCTCAACAACTTCTGCTGTCAATTCAACATCCTTCACTTCTTCACTCAATTCTTTTTTCTCCAAAAGAGATTCAATCATTGATTTAAGCTCAGACACTTCTTCTTTAGTT